TGATTGATTCACTATTGCCAAATAAGGAAATGCAGTTATGTTTATTCCACCACTAATATTTATGCTTGTAGTTGCAGACGTTGAGTAAGATGTCGGAGCTGTTATCTGGTTTATTGTAAATGACATTACGCTTACTGTTAATAAAATCAACAATCCCAAAACAACAATTATTTTTTTCATAAGTCCCTGATTACATCTCCCCTCATGTGCAGGTTTCCACTGCTGTCAATTCGTGCTATAGTGAATCCTGTGCTGTCTTTAAATAAAATCCCCCCTGTAGTTTGTTCTGACGTGTCTAGAATGAACTCTATGTTTCCCTGTGCTATTATTTTTTTCGGGACTAATTCTCTTACAATTAAAACCTGTTCCAATGTCATGAGAATGATTTAAGCTTGGGTATTTGTTATTAAGCAAACTGCTTCGGGATTTACCAGCTGTGTAACTCCAATTTCAAAAGCCCTTATAGTGTGCTTTACTCCGGGGTCGGTCATAGTTACAACCGTCAAACCTATCGCTTCTTTCCAGTTTGCGCACTCTTTAGCTATGGCTATAAGTGCTTTGTCTGCTGTTACTGAGTTTGAAACAATTACTGTAAGCCCGAGTAATCTCCCTACTATTCCGTTTCTTGTTACGTCGCTGGTGTAGAATTGGCCTGCATTTCTTACGTTTGCATTTCCTAGAATGTTTGCGAAGTCTTTTGGAGTGATTACTAAATACCCGTTTCCTGTGTCGGGGTCGTAGTTGTCCTCGCTGATTAATTTTTTAGCATTAAGAATGTCTTGTATTGGGTCCCTGTTTGCTATTGTTGCGCTGTCCCATTCATAGCCGACTGCTATCGCTAAAGTGTTTATTGTTGATGGTGTGTCGTCTTCTGACAGCGCATTATAAATCTCAGTATCTACGCTTTTAGCGACTGCTCTCGCAATTCTTAAAAGTGTTCTTGCAATTACATCTATATTGTTGGTCATTGCATCTTCCCAGCTTATAACTGCTTCCATTCCGTGCTTAACTAAATATGAACTTGCTTTAGTCCAGCTGACTTCCCCATATGGAAAGTTTGCGAGGCGCGGAATTCCTTTAACGGCGGATCCTAAACCGCCCGTTAAATCCGCCGCTGTTTCTTTGTAGTAGCTTTCTTGCCACGCTGAAGATTTAGAAATCATGCACAACTGCTTTAATCTGTATTCTTGCAATGCAAAACCTACAACAACCCTGCTGACATTTTCCGCTCTTAAATCCGCCTGTCCTGTCGTGTCTGCCATTTTAGAATCCTGAGCCTACTAATACCGCTATGACTTCGCTTGCTGACGCTGTTTCCAGCGCAATGCCAACATCTGCAAAAAGCAAGTCTGCTGCGGCTACTTTTGAAATCAAGTTGGCCCCTGCTATGCTTACTCTTTCGCCTGCTGTTATGCCTGCGCCTGAGTCTTTTAAATCAAAAATTCCATGAGTATAAGCTGCTAAAGTTGTTGCGCCGTCGCTTGCAACCTTTTCCGATGCCGCAATACCCGCAAATGCGTCGTTGTCTGCTGAGGTTGCTGACGCTGTTCTTGGGTCTGCAACTTTTAAAAGTGTTCCTTTTTCTATGCCTGTCGCATTTGCTACTGTAAATCTTATGGGGTCGCCGCCATTTCCAAGAAGTTCAATAATCACTGCTTCATTTGCCATAACAAGCGTAAGAAACTATCAAATATATAAACTTTTTGTTTTTTCTTAAAACTTTTAATCAATTATCGCATGATTTAGGCAGTAATTTTATATTTTCTTCCTCTGTTTTATTCCAATCCCAGCAGTTTCCGCATATTCCTGTTATGTCCCGAATTGATGCGTTTAGAAACTTCCTATCCTTTCCGCACTTCACACATTTTTTTGTGTAAATTTCCATCTTATTTTTTAGGCGGAAATATTCTGTCCTCAAACCCCGTGCCTGCAATTAGCTTTTTAGCTTCCTCAATTTCTGCTTCTTCCTTAGTTTTTCCCTGCGGCGCGCCAGCTGGCGTTTTTCCGCTTAACATCATTTCAGCTTGCAGTTTCTCAGCTTTCTTTAAGTTATCTGCCATTATCTTGTTTTGCTGTGTTATTTTTGCCAGCATTTCTTTAGCTTCTTCAATCGGCTCTTTTTCGCTTTCCTCTCCCTGCTCTGCTTCTTCCTTTGCAATTCTGTCAATCTTTTCTTCTGCTGTTTCTTTTTTTTCTTCCGTCATTTTGTACCTCTATATTTTTTATTTGTCGGGCAGAATTCTATTTTTTCCGCCAGATTATTTAAAGCATTTGCTATCTTCCTGTTGCTGTCCCACAGCACAAAGACAGCTACTCCCATGCCCCCGAACTGAATTAATGACTCTTCTATCATTTTGTGTCTGCTTCTACATCTCTTTTTTGCGGCGACGCGTCTTTTTTATTGTCGCTGTTTAAATCGGGCTGAATGTTTGCTGGAAATTCAAACTCCAAGTCAAGCCCCAGCTGGGCCATGATTTGCTCCTCTAAAAACATTTGATTAAACTCAACTATTTGTTGCCAGCTTAAATAAAGCATTTTGCTCTCGCTTTCTGTCCCCTTTCCGCTTATGCCCTGCACTACTGCCGGAATGCCCTCTGCCTTTATAAACTCGTTTTGGAGAAGTTGAATCCAGGGCAGAGGGTCAAGGGTGGAAAATTGAGGTATGGATAT